GTTACATCTTCTAAAAGTGGATTTCCATAATCCCAGTTCTCATAAATTGTAGCCCCAACATTTGAAGGTTTTGCATATATTAATGTAGAAGTATCAGCTGAAGTGTTTCTACTTTCTAATGTAATGACAGGAGATTCATTGTCAGTTCTTACCAGTCGAAGATCATGTTGAAATGTATTGCTGAATGGATAAGGATTACCTAGTGGAGAAGGCTCTAAATTGAATCTAAAAGAAAAATCTTTAGTGTAATCAAATTCTTTGTTCCAAAAACCTGAAGAATATACACCTAATGCAGAAATTTTAGCTGTTCCTTTTTCTGATACATCTAGATTATTTACAATATTATTCCAATCTCCTGCTGAAGGCTCAAATACATCGCCTAGAACTATAAATAGTGTATTTTGAAAAGTAATGCTACCACTACCGTTGTCGATAGTAATATCAAAAAAACCTTCTGTTGAACCAGTTGTTAAGTTCAGAACTATTTTGTTATCAGAAATAAAAGTTACTTTATTTATAGTTTGCCCCTCAACTACGACAGTCATTGTTGGGGTGAAAAAGGCTCCCTCGAGGATAAAATCACCTGTAGTGTTCGGCCTGTTGCTACTCGGAATTAAATTGTACAAAAACGCTTTCGGGAAGCCCTGAACGCCTGTTACCTGCCCTGCTCTTACTTTTGTTAGTGCCATACCTTAATAGATTGCTATGATTTTATCTCCCACGTGTGGAGCTTCAATGAATTCAATGATTTGAGTTGTGCTTTCGGTATAATCATCACCTAAAGTCTGGGCGATACCGTTTAGAAAAATCAATACTTTCCCTGCCGTAAATGGAGCAGAAGTCTGGAACACTTTGTTGGTTCCATCAATAGCTCCAGTAAGACCGAAATCTATTTGCCCAATGCCGCCGCCTGTGCCAGGGGAATTATTTTCTAAATCACTTATACGCTGTTCATGCACCAGCACATCTTCTTCTACTGCATCTATTTGAAGGGCGAGATCATTTTCGAGAGCTGTAAGGGCTGCGTTTAATTCGGCTTCGGTCACGCCGTCTACTTCAGTCACCCCCAACTTCTGCTTAATCGCGGTTTTTTCGGCTTCGGTGAGAGTGCTCACCAGGTTGGAGAGGCGGGTGTCAGAAAAATCACCCGAAATTGGCTGCTGGTTTTCTGTAGTGCCATCAGTATATTTTATTGTATCCAGGAAAAAGCCCAAACCTTCAGCCGTTGCAGCTTCAATTCTAATGGTAATTTTATCAATTGTGGCAAGCTTAGTCGACGTTGGTGCAGGAAGTGACACGAATTGCCAATCAGCTGTATTTTGAGGGTCATAACCGTTTGATGTTGCACTGGTGAGCCAATGAGTTAAAGGCTTCCCATTAATTTGTTTCCCAACAAGCCAAACGACAAAGGGGTTTGCAATTTTTGAATAAGCTTTTTTGTTTTTTATATTAAAGCTTAGTTCTTTAATTTCTGCTATATCCAGAGGGGCGGCAGGGGTAAATTCTATTTTATCATATTGCTGTAAAGATGTTCCTTCAATTGCATAATTGCCGGACTTCGTTTGATTTCCACTCAATAAATTAATACGTGCACCCCCTGTGGTTTCTGAAGCATCCCATTCACCACCTGCCACAGTTCCTGATTCATTGTAGATAGGTGTTCCCGTAATTCCAACTGGAGCTGCTGCACCCGATTCTATGATAAAAAATGTTGCTTCCAGTTGTGTTTCCGGATCTACAACAGGCTTTTCAGGATTTTCTGAAGCTACTCCGGTTAATACTACGATATCACCATCATGAGTTCCTGCTATTACATCAATTCGAGAAAAACCTGCATTTGCTGGAGCATCCTGTAGAGTGATTGCTTTGGTTTTGGTGTACCTCGTTCCTCCGAAATACCATACAAGAGATGGCTGGAAATTAAAACCATCAATGTATCCTGAGTTAAAGCTGACAATCCCATGAGATATAGTTCCATCACTTGGATCTCCTCCGGAAGGAATAGGAACCCATACCAGTGATCCATCAGCCTGAGACATGGGAATAAGTCCATACTCTGTTGGAACATCCAAGCCTCCAGTTGAAGCAGGAGGATTTACAGGAGTAGCATTAACATCGATAAAATCGCCGGCCACTGTTTGAGTATGACCGATTCCGATGTTATTACTGCTGCCTATGTAGATATAATTGACTGGGTTCCCCTGTCTCAAAGTTTTGAAGACATTCAGGGAAGCTGTGTTTATTGCGTATGGTCCAGAATCATTAATGAAAACCTCGATTGGCTCCACATCTATTTCACCGAGATTGATAACGTTATTCTGGTAATTGGTAACAAAAGAAATGTACTCTATATGAGTGCCAGAAATGTTGGTTCCGTTTACTCCATAAGTTCCTTTTCCTGGTTTGAATTCCCAATAATAGAATTCAACGGCATTGCTGGTTTCTACATCACCAATAATACGAGCAGCTTTGAAAAGGATTCTCTCTGTTCCAAGCACAACGAACTGCTGAGAATTGACAAAATTCACAATTTGCTGTACAGAATCTTGAGTCCAGTCGATTTGCACTGGTACCACTCGCGTAATTATATTACTGGAGATAGTTGTGACTCCACCGGCATCAGATCCACCTTTCTTGAGGAACAGAATAGGACTGAGTATTTCAGCCAGTTCCACAACTGAACCATAGACTACACCATTAACAGAAACGTCTGAATAAAGGGTATAAGACAGTAATTCAAACCTGGTATCATAGGCATTAACAATACGCAATTTGTTTCCATGGACATAGCTATGGAAATTCCTCACCAGGGAAATGCTGTTTATTTTGAAGGTACTTTGACCAGCTGTAAATTCTATGTTTACCATTGCGGAGCTCTGGTTATGATATCACCACCAGTTGGTGCATCATTGCAGTCCTGGCAGTTTTTATAGTTGATGTTTTTTCTGTCCATGTATCTAGCCACAGCTTCAAAAAGGAGATTAGCATCTTGCCGGGTTGTGTAGTAGATATCCTTTTTTTCAGAGTTGCTGAGGGGTTCAGACTGAGGGCCGGATTTTCTTACCACGCCATGAGAGGTAGTGACAATACTACCTTTTAAAATTAGCCGGGCATAAGTGAAATAGGAGAGAACAGCCTCCAGGCCTTCATGGTAATAAATTTTACCATCGTGTGTATATTCCTGCCCGGCTATTACTTTATCATAGGGATCTTCAGCTTTTTTCTTGAGCATGTCATAATAGAAATCTTCGCAAAACAATTCCCTTAGATCAAACTCCTGGGCTTCACGAATGAACCTTTCAAATTCACTATCACTAATACCAACAGCAATTTGAAGGTATTTCTCAGCAATAGCTTTAGTTATTAGTAGGGGCTGTTTCATCTTCTTCTATGGTTCCATCTTCCATAAGAGAATAAAGTCCAATGGACCAGTCTCCGGAAGGATTGATGTCAATGTGATAATTCCTGTACAGTTCAGAGAAAAGGCGTTCAATCATGCTCCTATCTTTAGCTGTAGATTTGTTATAAAGGCTCTCAGCTGCTCTCAGATCATCTCCTGAAGTGTTTCCAAGTTTCCCCTGGACAAAGTCCACGATCTGTGGAGGAATGTTTTTAAAAGCTTTCCTAATGTAATTGGCTGAGCTCTCTTCAAAATGCTTGTACTTTTCAGATTTGGTTTTGTCTTCTAAAAAGTCAAATTGGAATTTGCTGGTCTCCTTTTTTTCAGAACTGAATTCATCTTCAACAAGTAGAATTCCACCAGTATTTTCGTTTCCGTAAACAGATTTCAGGTTCTTCTCAAATGCATCCTGCTTCCCTTTGCTGTCAAACTTCTTGTGACGAACCACCCAGGCATCTTTAAAGCCTTTGCGGACCATCCGGTTATAGTGCAGGGCCAGATTTGCCTCAGTATCTGAATGCATATAGCAGTTTTCAACAAGGCTCTTGGCGTAGGTACCCTTGGTGTTGTTCAATTTGAAATGCAGGATCTGACCTTTGTAGTTCTCCCATCCTCCATCTCTCTCGACTTGCTCCTGAATTATTTCCGGAAGTGGATTGTAAGTATCAAAAGCCTGGATCTTCTTTTTGTCGGCTCTTTTATCCCATCCATCAGGATTCATGATGATCATTCCGGAATAGTTTTCATCATCAGGTTTTCCTTCACGACAAAATTCATTTGGAATGACAGTATGTTCTACTTTCTCATAAGCTGCATTGTAGCGGATATGGATCCAAACTTCCTGATGTTCTTTTAATTCGGAATTGACCTCCATAAGAAGATCTTCAGGAGTGCGGGATTCCAGCAAATTATCAGTATCCTCTTTAAGCATTTCAGCAATAAAACCGGAACCGCCCAGAAATGATTCATAAATCTCACCACACTGGCGGGTTGTAGGGCTGGCATCAAAGAGATTTTCAACCAAAACAGGATAGAGGTTATCTTCGCCTTTGAAAATAACCCCTAACTGCTTGTTGACTACTTCTCGTTTTTTACGAGAATCTACTGATATAATTTTGCTGTTCATTAGGCATTAAGCTCTCTAAGGAATTCTTCTTTGCTGCGAGCTTTGATGTGAGGATATTTCTCACGAAGCTCATTCATGTTCAACTCAAGGTCAATTTTCTCCCTCTCTACAGGAGCTTCAGCCTGCTCAGCTGCTTTTTCTTCTTTCACAGGAGCATCTGCTTTTACATCTTCGGCATCTTTAACCTCAATTTCCTTTTCATCCTCCTGAACCTTCTGCAATGGTGCAGCAGGAGTTTCAGATTCCTTTTTTGCAGCATCAATTTTGGCCTGCTCAGCTGCTTGAGCTGCTTCCTCAGCATCTTTCTTTTTCTGCTCGGCTTCCTGGGCTTCTTTGGCTTTGGCATCCTCAACGGCCTTCGCTTCTTCAGCTGCTTCTTTTTGAAGTCTTTCCAAAGCTCCTTCCGGGATTTTAGCAAACAGTACAGATCTGTTAGGATTTACCTTTAGAAGTGCTTCAGCTACTTCATCAGTAAGGTTCAGATCTGAATAATATTTATTGGATCCTCTCACGTGAATGACAGAACCAGATTTCATTCGGTACTTTCTTTCTTTTTGACTCATGATTTCATTATTAAGGTTGATGTTTTGAATTTTCTGAATGTACCCGGGAAGGAGACCGGAACAGGTCTTACAAGCTGTTCCGAAAACTTCTTCGTGGATCTCGAATACAAGTTTTAAAAGGGGCGTACCATTATTGGCCGCCCCGTTTAAAATTTCTTTAGAACTGGAGCTCTGGATAAGCTCTATTTTCTCACTTAAGATCACGGAGCAACAGGAGGCACGAACGTGTTAGTGTCTAACCATGCAGCTGTAGTAGCCACATCTGTTGCAAGAAATACCTTTGGAGGTGTAGCTTCTTCCTCTCCTTCTTTGGTGGCCACTGTTAAAGTAGCTACTCCGGAATTCGCTGAAGAGTCATAGTCAAAAGCATTCATGAGCATACCAGATTCAAAACCGACAACCTCATAAGTGAGTTCTCCGTTTTCTCCACCGTCAACCTTCTCAACAATAGAGAAGATTCTTGCACCGTCGATGATCTCCTGGATGCGCTCTCTTTCATTAAGACCTCGATAAAGGATGTTTACGACATCGGTGTGGGTGAATCCGTTTCCATAATCCCCAACTACACCAGCAGCACGAACGATGTGATTTTTATCGTTTCCACCTACTGAGTAGATTTTTGCACCAGCCTTTAGGACCAGCGTAGTGATTGCATTGTTCTTATTTGCCAGGATAGTGGCTTCTTTGTCGATATCATCAACATTTCCGTACCACTTTCTTTTAATACCTGACTTTGGCTTATAGCCGCAAATCTTTGCGAAATTCCCGGCTAATATTGATTTACATTCTTCTGCCATGATAGTTCAGTTTTAGAACACTAAGCAGCTACTAAAAAGCAGCTGCTACAGCGTATGGGTTAGGGATTTTGAAGTCCATCAGGTAAGAAGCCTTGATGTAGAAGTTCTCATCTTTTCCTCCTACGTACTCAAGACGAAGGTCAGTAAGGGCTGCACTGTCATCTACTCCAATTTGAAGGTTAGATTTGTCAGCGATTAAAGCCAAGTGAGGTAAGTGTTTAACTCCGGCATTGTTGAAATCACGCTTAACAATATTGTCATAGTTGAACTTTAAATTAGTCAACTTTCTACCATCGAATTCTGGTTCGAAAGGTTTCTGAATAGCATTTACTCCAGATTCAAGGGTTTTACCTCGGAACATATCCTTGTAGTTCTTAAACAGCGTATTTGCAGTTAAGAATAAATCTCCTCCAGCAAAATCTAAAGCTTCAACAAGATCATCATAGATCTCATTAGCTTGACCAGCGGCTAATTCTTGACCAGCAGCATCTAATCCGGCGTTTTTATCAATATTGATAAACAAGTGAGCCAGATCAGGGTTCGTCTTAAAGTACTGAAGAGTCTTAACAAGACCTTTATCTATCTGGTTGTAATCTTCAGCTGCACCTACGGCATTTGGTCCTAAGATTCCATCAGTGGCGATATCTTTGTTTCCAAAGAAACCAACACGAACAAAATCTTTATTCATAGATCCAGAGACCATTGATGTGATGAAGTCAATAAATTCAGCTTCTTCAAGGTTTCTTCGATCGTAACCGTTGGCCAATCCCCATTGAATAAAAGCGCCTTCCATTTCTTTGTAACACATCTGGATTCTTACATCCATAGATTGAGGGTTCCACTTTTGAGAGATCCCATCAACACCAAAGGAGGTGAAAGTAGGTTCACAACCGGCCTGTTGTTTGGTCACATACTCCTGATCCTTTAAAACAACTACTTGTTGTCCTCCTTTGATACCCGGAACAATTGTGAAGAAACTTTCTGCAGGAGCTGTAATAGCATTGTGCACAATAGCATCACGCAGGTCTTGAAGCATCCTGTCGCTATTGTTTATTTCCTGAAATGATGTGATTAAGTCCATTATCTAATTCGTTTTTTTGATTGATTGATGTTTTTTTGATGATGATTTTTTTTTTGTGAAAGGGTGATTAGTCCTTTTTGTTTCTGGCTTCTCTCTGGGCTTGTACCTTAGCAGCAAAATCCATTTCTCCCTGTTGTTCTATTTTCTTGCGCTCATTCTTTGGAGGAGCTGAGAAAGCCTGAGATTTTACAGTCTTCTGAAGGTTTTTGATTTCCTTGTCTTGCTTAGCAAATTGATCAGAGATCATGTTGATAGCACTGGAGAAATCTTCAGAGAATTTATCAAGTCTCTGATTGATGGCCTGAAAAGCTGCCGGATCTTCAGTTTCTTCTTCCTCTTCAGCTTTTTCGCGGATCTCTGTGATTTTTCCTTCAGCTGTAACGAGGGTACGGCCATCGGCTAAAAGGTGCTCACCATCTTCGAGGGCGTTTCCTTCTTCGTCATTTACAACATCACCATCCTGTGGCTGCTCGTTTTCTGTTACTACTGTGACAATGCCACCAGCAGCAAGAGTCAGGTCCACGTTGAAGGTTTCATCTTCTTCTGCTTTGGACCCAAATTTTTCTTTTAAAGTTTTAAAGAGATTCATTGGTTTATTTGAGTTTTCGGGTTTGCGTGTGTAATAGGATTCATAGCGCTCAAGAAAATCCATGAGGATTGCCGGCTTGTTATTTACAATTTCGAAGAGTTGAGGGTTTTGATCCAGGAAATCAGTCATGGCCACTCCAAAATCATTTTCAACTGAAAACAGAGAATCAGTTGCAGCCGGATCATCCACAAGATCTGAAGCTAAAAGAGCGTGAAGTACTTTTATGGTTTCCATTTTGGATTCACCATTATCATATTCTACTTCGCCCTCATAAGAATCGCTCTTGATAACAATGGAATTTCCGAACATGTCAGAGTTAGATTCGGCCATGTCCATGATGTATTCATACATCTTGATTCCTTTGCCTTCTACTTCTGTTTTTTTGGAAATTGGATCCAGTTTAAGATCCGCCACTACTTTTCGGTCTTCTACTCTGAAGTTGCTGTATCGACCAACGTAGGTTCCTAAGGAGTTGGAACACATATTGGGATGGCCGAACCGGGATTTTACTCCCTGAGTTTGTTGGTTTCCTTTTTTAACCAAGTCAGTTAGAAATTTATCATCGAAGAAACTTTCATTCTTGTTTCTGCCGTATTGGGCGATGATAATATTCTTAATGCTGTCGTTTTCCCGATCAACATTTATGTGTTTGCTCTTGGAAAAAACAGGTAAAGATCTAAACTCTTCCTTTTTCATTAAAATATTTTCGATTGTACATCGTTGAATCAAAACTACCTTAACAAAGCGTTAACTTGTTAGACAGTGTTTTGTCTAATTGATTATCTTTGAGCGTATGGTCCTCTTTATCATAGGCATAATAGTAGTTGGCGTGGCGATTCTTTACGGATTCATCAAGGCTGTAAACGCTATTTTCAACCCTCTCATTAAGAAAATGGAAAGAAAAACCGCCAGATTGGAAAAGCGGGATAATCCATACGTTCAGGCTCACATCTTGAAAAACAGAAATGATGAAATGTATGAGGAGTATCTCGATTGGCTGGATAAAAGTGGAGGAGATTTACCTTTTGAAAAATGGAAGACTGCAGAAGAGCAGGCTTTCGATCAAAGGGTAAAAAATGCAGGGAATAAGACTAGACCAGGAGGAGGAATTCGATTTAATTAATAACAACTATAAAAGACGACATGAAATCAATTGATTTAACTCATTCTAATGGAGAAACAGTAACAATTTTTATCGAAAAAATATCCTATATCAGGACTTACCCAAATGGTTCAGCTATAGGTATTGGTTCGAATGAAGTTAAAGTAAAAGAAAAACGAACTGAAGTAATAGATAAATTAAAATCTCCAAGTCAGTTTTTTGTCCTTTAGATTTTCTACAACTATAAACCCCGGAATTTCCGGGGTTTTCTTTTATGGTGTAACTAAAAAAATCAACTCTCCATCTTGATCACCACCCTCTCAACTGTTTTCCCACTGCATCTGAAATCTATAGCTGTAAGGTCATAAGCTTCCATTTTTCCAATTCCTTTTTCCAGGTATTCAAGATAACTTTCATACATCTCCTTGTCATTCAAATAACGAATAGGTACGATACCCTTTCCCAACAATTTTTTGAGCAGGCCTTCGCGTTCCAGTTGTACAATGAGTTCGTAGGTTACCATTTATTTTTGGGGCAGTGGTGGTCTTTAGATCTAACTTTCGATGATAGGGGACATTTCAAACAAGCATCACAGTAATAGCCTTCTATTTCCCTTATTTTATAATCTGGCATAACTGCAGAATGAATCCCTTTTTTTGCAAATTCACATCCGGAACATATAGCTGCACGCCTTTTGGCTTCTTCTTCAATTACCGGATCTTCTATCAAGTAATTTTTCCAACCGTTTAGGACATCCTTGATCATTCGCTCGCTCCGTTTACAATCTTGGAATTCCGGGTATTAATTTCATTGATACTATCCACCGGTACTACAGGTTGAATGGCATTAACCCTGTCTGCAAGTATATCTCCCAAACGATCATAATCGAAAGGTTGTGAATTCCCACGTGGTACCGAAGTAATAGCAGGACGTATAACAGCCCCTCCATTGTTTGCATAGGTAACAGGCTTACTCAAAGGAACTCCTCCATGCTTTTGGTTCAAAGCACTCAACACATTCAGTTCCTGAGAAGCTTCTCTCTTTAGGATGACCATTTTTTCACCTGATTCTGCTTCTACTACAGGATTTCCATTTTCATCATAAAAGGTGGTTCCTCCTTGAGCATGTCTTTTCCCTCCGATATCCATTACTATACCGCGAGCTGCTTTAGGTATATCCGGCTTCTTCACGTTTGTGATCTGCTTGACGGTTTCAAGACCTGATGCAACAGCGGCGGCAGCGGCTATTGCTCCAAGAGCTGGACCAACAACAGGAATTCCGGCCATAGCTTTATATGCAGCTGTGGCAGCCTGATAAGTGTCAATAGTCGTGGCAGCGACCGCAGCGGCTTTTCCAGCAGCAGATTCTTTGCCGAGAATAGTAGCAAGGTTCTTGAAGGTTTCACCTCTTGTCTGGATATTGAAATCCTTAATAGCTTCCTGACGTTGCTTTTCCTGCTGAGCATATTTCTCGTTGATGAGAGCTATATCTGCACCGGTCTTTTCGGCATTTTCAATTTCAAGCTGTCGTTGCTGTTCCAGACGCTCACGTTCCAGTTCCATCTTCGCAAGGAAATTTCCCTGCTCCAATTCCTGCCTGTTTTTGAAATCAATTGCTTCCTGTTCCCGGATTGCCTGCTGGCGTTCCTTTAAAAGTTCCTCCTGGCTTTTGCGGTTTTCCTCATTAACTTTATTGATGGCATCGTTGTACTCCTGCTGGTTTATGATACCTTCTGAAAGTTTAATCTGCCATAGATCTCTTTCCTTCTGAGCAACTTGATTAAGCCTTTCCTGTTCCTGTTCCAGGAGTTGTTCGGAAAGGAATTTATTTGCATCAAGTTTGCTCTGGTGGTTCTGCCGGAAGATCTCGAATTCGCGCTCAGCATTAGCAATGGCAACTTCCGTTTGCTTTTCTGCAAATTCCTGGGTAATCTCGAGCTTTGCAGTTTCATAGGCAGTCTTGGAAACTTTACCGGCTTTGTATTCTGCATCGAGGATTTGAAGCTTTTTCTTTGAAACTTCTTCTGCAATTTTCAGTTCCTCCTGGAGAGATTTTGCCCGGGTACCTTGTTGGGCCAGAAACAGGTCCAGCACTTCCTTCTGAGCTTCAATATCCTTTTCGATCGCTTCTCGAGCAATAGCGGATCTTTTATCTGTTTCCTGCTTTACAACGGCATTAAGTTTGTTCTGAGCCTCTTTGGTTTTGGATGCTTCCTCAGCAATTCTCTGATCAATCTCGGCAAGCTTAGTGGCCAGTTCTGCCTTCTCCTTATCAGATGTATCATTGGCCATCTGTTTGAGGCGAAGGATTTCAGCTTCTTGTTTGATACGTTCTATAGATCCTTTACTGATTTCCTCCTGAGCAGCAATAGCACGTTTAGCCGCGGCTTCACGTTCAGCTGCAGATTTGGTCTGATCATCAGCAAGTTTATTCTGTTCTTCAAATTCCCTCTTTAGTACGGCCTGCTGTTTAATATAGGCAGCCTCAGTTTTGTTCAGGTTCTGCTGGATCTTCTCGATCTGCTTTCCACGCTCCCAAGCTTCTCCAAATTTTTGAGAGATCTTGTCTCCCATTGCATCCAGTTTTTCCGAAAGATTTTCAACTCCGGTTGCTGCCTGCGTAACTCCATCTTTAATGCCATTCCAGTCTCTATCCATGACTGCCTTGATGATTTTATCAAGAGCAGTGAATCTATTGATCAGGTTTTGCTTTATGGCTTCTCCAACATCTTTGATAAGTTGCTTTGGATTGCTGAAAGCTTCAAATATTTCTTTTCCGAAATCCTGAACTACTCCTAGTAAAGTCCCCATAACCTCTTTCAGAGGGGTGAGCACTCGATTCACCTTATCAATTCCTTCTTGAGTAGATGCCAGATAAGCTACTACAGAACCCAGAATAACAAGAAATGCACCCAGACCTGTAGCGATAAGAGCAGCCCTGAATATCTTTAATGCACCGGCACCGGCCAAAGTAGAAACCTGCTGAGCTCTTTGCGCTGCGGTCATTCCCTCAGTAGCTTTAGTGCTATTTTTGATATCATCAGCTCCCTGTTTGAATTCATTCCGAATACTGGTGAAGACAGGACCAAAGGCAGTCATGATGTTGTTCACATCTCCCTGATACTTTCCAAATATCCCGAGCTCATTATAAGCTTCCTTAATTGATTCTTTGTAGTTACCAATATTGATTTTCGTTTTTTCATATTCAGAAGAATTCTTCTTGATGAAATCTGTATTCTCATCAACCTCTTTGTTGATTTTATTGATGAGCTTAAGGTGATCCTCATTGGTGGTATCCAGATCATTCTTTATGGCCATTAATTTCAGATTAGCATCCCGGGCATCATTAATTGTCCGTATCTCTTGATTCTGAATATTGATATAAGCATCAATAACCTTGTTACTGGCCCTGTATTCCTTATTGAGGTTTTTGATTTCAATCTCAGTACGGGTGTATTCGTCGAGCTGCTCTTGAGTGGCAGAAGTCAAACCGTCTGTATCTTTTTTGAGCTCTTTCTGAGACTTCCGGAGTCGCTCAATTTCTTGCT